AGCTATTGTGTCAGCTGCACCTTGATCTCGTCCTTTATGAAACATATCTATTGCAGCTTTATTTACATATCTCCTTGCAAGATTCTTTGATATTTCATTTACCTTAGATTCATTTTGTTTTCTAAGAACTGCTGCAACCTGAGGATGTTTATCAATATCTTTGGAAATTTTATTCATAGCTTTTACAGCACCAGTCATATTACCTTTTTTATATCGAGGGTCAGATGCAATACCAATAGCTTGTTTAACATGTTTAGTATCATGTGCTTCATCTACACTACTTTCAAACATCTTGCCTTTAATTACTACGTGTGTATTAGCTGGTTTACCTTTAACCATAGTAGCGCCTTTACCAGAATTTTTATATACTTTGCCACCATGTTTTTTTGCATGTGCATGTGCAGCATCCTTAGAATCAAAATAATCATATTTAGCTTCATCAACAGATTCTTTTTTACCTTTACCACTGAGATCTGAATCGGCACCGTAATAAGTACCTTTACCCTTTGTGATATATGAATTGACTCTAGCATGAGCCCATTGTTGTGGTGTTGTTCCTGGTCTGTGACCAGTCTTCCAAGCAGCCATACCTCTGTTATATACTTTTTTTAAAGTACCAAGCGATACGCCAGACTTTTCTGCTTTCTTTTTAAGACCTTCATTTTCTAAAAGGTCGTTATAAGTTGAAAATTTAAGCATATGCTTTACTCCTATTTTTAAGTTTTCTTACTTTAGCCCGATCTAACATTCGAGCATGTTTTATTCTGTCAACTGTTTTTTCTCGTTCTATTTTTTTCTTAGTTACTTCTACAGCATCCTCACCAAACATTTTTCTATATTTGATAGTATGCTTACTTAATTTTGTTTTTGCTGTTGCATCACCTGGTGCTTTTTTGTAAGCAGCTGGATTGTCATCATCCATTTTTGCATGTTTTTTAAAATGCGAAAGTCTTTTAGCTTTCGTTGATTTTTCCAGTCCTTTATAATATGGAGCTGGCTGTGTACCTTTTTTATCTTTAATATCTTTATCTTGTTTCACTCTATCTTTAAAATCTTTTTCTAATAGTTCTACATCATCTATCCACTTACGAAGAAGTTTATTATTTGATTCAATAATAACATAGTTGCTTCCAAGGTTGGCAACACGACCAACTTCGTCAGTAGCCATGACCACAACATTATCACCAATATTAAACAGGTTTCCTTTAACATATGCCTCTCTTTTCTCAGAGACAGGCTCGAAATGTAACTTATTAAAATAATCTATTTGTTCTTTTAGTCCCATGCCTTTTCTTACTTCATTATATACTTTTTTTGCGTCTGCATTCGATACATTCCGTGGCAGCCCCTGTGAGAATTGTGTGAAGTCTCCTTCATTTGCTAATGATCTCATCTTAGATGCGGACATTCCACTAGTATCGTCTGCATCGGGGTCTCTGTCTCCGGCTGAAATTACGTTGATTTTATTGAAGTTGTATAGACCATGTCTACCTTTAACTCCGTTATATTTTTTTAACAATGTAGTAAATTCGTTGATCCTATCAGATCCAACTACCATTGTAATATTTTTAAATCCGTCATTATACATTTCAGTTACTGCATCAAAAACTGTTTTTACTTTTTTATTAAGCATTACACTTCTTGCGTGCTTTGGAAAAAATTTACGAACAGTTTTGACTTTGTATTTAAAATCCAATGGATTCTTTTTCTTATCTGTTGATTGTGATAAATAAACTCTATAAGAGTTATTTCCAGATTTTTTTGACAACTCATTCATTAATTTTTCATGACCAGTTGTAGGAGGATTCATACGGCCAAATGTAAAGTATACAGCCTTTTCTTCCTCTATCAAATAATGTTTAAATGAGTTAAGCATTAACCCTTCTTTCTTTGTACTTCTTTTTTACGTACGTCTTTAAATAATCTTCTAGCTAATCTTTTAATTCTTTGTTTTAATGCAGGCTTATCCAATCTCTTTTCAATTTCCTGCTTTCGCGCAAATGATAATTCTCTTTTCGGTATTCCTCTTGTTAGCTTACTAGCAATTTGGTTTCTAGCTTGTCTATTTGCTCTTTTTTCAAGCTTGTCTTTAGGCGCCATTTTTCTCTTGGCTCTTTCTCTACCAATTTTAATTCTTGCTTTCATTCTTTTCATTATTCTAGATTTTTTTATACGCTGAGACATGCTTAAAGCTTCATCTACATCTTCATTAGGCATTTCATCTGGCCATGTAGCTTCGTCAACAGATTCTTCTTTCATTAAACCGTTTAAGCTTTCTCTAGGATACATTTTAAATACTTTAGAACGTGCTTTATCAATATACTTTTTCTTATTACGTTCGTAATCATCAGAATTTTTTGCTAGTGTTCTAGCGTGTTTAGTTATGTCAGATGGTTTAGTAGGTTTAAGAACTGAAGGAGAAGAAGCTTCGCTTTTGACTTTTTTCTTTTTTAAATTAGCTGGATGCATTGGGTGTTTAATACCATAAGGAGATTCTGGATTAGGATCTGCTTTTTTTGGTCTACCTTTTAAATCATTAGGATCTACTATTGCTTCTCTTTTAACAACTTCTTTATCCATTGGAACCATTCTAATTCCAATTTTGCCATCAGGCTTTCTATATTTTTCTGGTTTTTTATCTGCAGAATGAACTGCTTCTGCTTTTATTGCTTTTTTGATATCAGAAGTTCCTGGCGCATCTGTATACGCAATTTTCATTCTAGTATATTTTGAATTACCTTTTGGGCCTTGTACAGGTATCTTAAGGTTTGGAAGATCTTTATCTTTTTTTAAAGACAGTTCTGAAAAGTTTTTTAGTCGAGCCATTTAATTCCTCCCCGGCTTATCCCATCCTTTTATAATTTCTGGTGAAAAGTTGGCGTATGAGAATTCCATACGATCAACAATTTTCACAGCATCACCACCAAGTTTGTCAATAGCGACATACCCTTCTTGACCCGTTACCTTATACCCATCGCGAGTCTTAAGAAAAGTTTGTGCGCCATTTAACCTATTTAGTATATTTATAATTTTTAATTTCGCTAGAACTATAGATTTTTGTAAATCAAACATCATTTGTAAACTAACTTTATTTTGTGGTGAAAAGAATTGTAATACATCATCTAATTTTTTCTGTTGAGCGGTTTTACCTTTTTCGCTTTTTCTTTTATTTATCTCTTTTTGAAACTTTTGTTTTATATACGCTATAAGCTTATCAACATGTGTTTTAGTATTACCAACTACTTCACCTTTTCGAACATATGTATTATTAAATGTTTCTATATAGCCAGCAAGAGTCTGATCGTTCTCAAGTGTTTTTAATGTTGTGCTAGATATTTTATTAAATATTCTACCACAATTACTGAGATGAGCATTGACTTCTTCTGTGTCTTTTTTAGTCATTGTAAACTGAGTCATATCTCTAAGCATCGCATCTTGAGACCAAACATTTTTACTAGGTTTAAATTTACTTATGTCTACTCCATAAGATGCTTTCATTGTTTCAAAAGTGGAACCTGTATAAGTTGTATGCCATACGACACCAATCTTTGCAGCTTTAACTTTCTTTGCAGCTTCAGTTCCTGAAGGAATAGCATATACAATTGTATTGGGGTGGAAAGTGAGGTAAGGTTTACCTTTTAATTTTTTTGTTTTAACTTCACCAGAATTAAATAAAAAATCGCCTTGTATTACACCTTTAATACCAAGTTCAGGTAAATATAATAATGCTGCTTTTAATTTCTTATTAAGTTCGCCACTGGTGTCATCATCGATGTCTGCATTTGTTTTGTAAACTTTAGGATTTGTGTTAAATATTCCTTTTTTAGCCACAAAGAACTTACCGTCATTAGGATCTGTTCCACAAAAAACTGCAGGAGCTCCATCCCATTTAACGCTTACATTACCATCTTTAACACCTGCTACCATATCACGCAAAGATCTTAAAGCTAATATAGCTTGTCGAGTTCCATTAACTCCGCCATAGAGAACTTTATCTTCTATATGAGTCATATGAGTATTTTTTTGTTCTGTTATAAATTCTATAAAGTTTATCATTATATTTTCACTCTTGGTTTAATTGTTCCTTGAGTTATTGTATGAATCTGAATATCATTGAAACCAACTTTTTTAATAGTTACTATCTCTCCACCACCACTTGCTGAAAGATTTCCATTTGTATTATTATTGTTCATGAATATGACTGGAGTATTTCCAAAATATTTTTCTGCCACTCTTCCATATTGGATTTCTATTTTTTTCCATTCAGCAGGAAATTTCTTTCTTATTGCATCTATTTGAGTAGTATTAACTTCGTTTTGACCTTTACCTTTAGTTGTTAAGCCCATTTGATTTTTCATCTCAACGGCCTTTGTAACCATATCGCCTAATGGAACAGTTCCACCAAGTTTAAATCCTGTAAGAGTATTAGTATTTTTTGAATAGCTAGCTGCTTTAACTTCATATTTTTTACCAGATATAATAACATCAACTCCAGCAGAGCCACCGCCACCTAGCATTGCTTGATCACATAAGAAATAAAGAGTTGCTTCACCAGGACCTACGCCTTTTAAATTATAAAAATGTAATTTATTAAAATTGTTTTTATTTTCACTTTGTAATTCTTTAATTAATTTATTAGCGACACTCATCTTAATATCGCCTTTTATAGTTTTATCTAAATTAAATTTAGGAAAAAAGTGCATATGAAATAAATGTTGTATTTCAGATTTATATGTTAATGATTCAAAGTCTTTAGCTTGAAGATTGAATGAAGTAATTTTTTGAGCTCTTTTTAGAAACTCAGTATCTAAATCTGCTACGTTCACGGCCGCCATCTCCTTTATAAAACTTCTAAATCTTTGCATAATAATCTCCTATAGTACTATTATATACTATTTATACAAATTTGTACACTAAAAAAGCGCCCGAAGGCGCATTAATTAGATAAAGATTTATTTAGGATTTATTTTTAACAGAAGCTTTTCCTTTACCTGACAAATATTGCACAGTTTGTGGTGGATTAAAATGCTTATTTAGAAATTTTTCTATGATGCTAGATAACCAATC